GTGCCATCATGGCGCTGTACGGCAACATGGCCAACAGCTCCTACTACGGCATCCGCCAGGCCATCGAGATCGCGTCCAGCGATCAGGTGAACTTCCTGAGCGACCAGACCGTGATTCGGGCAGTGGCTCGCGTTGCCATCACGCACGCGAACCTGGGCACCGACACCGTCGCCGGTCCGATCATCGGCCTCGTGGGTGCGTGAGCCTGACGGCTTGACGTGAAGTGCAAACTGGGCGGGCCGCTCCACAACGGGGCGGCCCGCTCTCTTTGTTGAGGTTGCACATGCTGGTCAAGGTTGGCGAGACGCAGGTAGACGTGCGCGTCGAGGCGGTCATGTCCGTTCCCCGGCTGGGTTTCATGGACAACTTCTACAGCTGGGCCCAGGCGTTAATGCCGCTTGGGATCCGGCCGACCAAGGTGACCGGGGCATTTTGGGGCCAGTGCCTGCAACGAGTCTGCGAGCAGTTCGTGGATAAGTGCGAGTACATCCTGACCATCGACTACGACACGTTTTTTACCCGCGAGGACGTGGAGCACCTTTTCGCCCTGGCGATGACGTTTCAGTGCGACGCAGTGACCGGCCTGCAAACGAAGCGGGAGGACGGACGCCCGATGCTTACCTTGCTGGGCACGCTGGACAATCCGCCCGAGGAAGGCAAGACGCGGCTGCCGGTGTCATGGTTCGCGGAGCCCGTGCAGGAGGTGGATAGCGCCCACTTCGGTTGCACGGTCATCTCGACGGCCGCCCTGAAGCGAACGCCGAAGCCGTGGTTTCAAGGCATCCCCAACGAGGCGGGCGAGTGGGGCGAAGGCCGCACGGACGATGACATCTTTTTCTGGAAGCAGTTCCGCAAGGGCGGCAACCGCGTCCACGTCTCGCCCCGCATCGTGCTCGGCCATGGCGAGTACATGGTGACGTGGCCCGGCAAGCAATTGGACAAGCCGGTTTTCCAGTACAGCACGGAGTTCGCAAACACGCTGAAGCGTCCCGAAACTGCATGGAGTGTGCCCCAGTGAGGAAACTGAAATTCACCCGCGCGTGGCGTGGCTACCGCAAGGGGCAGGTGGTGGAGATCGCCGGCGGGCTTGCCACGCAGTTGCTCGCCCAGCGTGTCGCGGTTGAGGACAGCCAACAGACGCTGATTGAGACGGCCGCCGTCGAGCACCAGGCCGAAACGGCCGACGCCACGCCCAGGAGACGAGGACGCCGTGCAGTATCGAAGCCTGACTCGACAGACACCGCCAGCCGTTGAGCCCGTCACGCTGTCCGAGGCGAAAGCCCATCTGCGGGTGGACGCGACCGAAGACGATGCCTACATCGCCACGCTCATCACGGCGGCCCGCGAGTGGGTTGAGCAGTACCTAGACCGTACGCTGGTGCATACCCAGTGGGTCATGCGGTTCGACAAGTTCCCCGACAGCGGCATTGAACCCGTCGAGCTGCCCCGCCCGCCAATGGTGTTCAGTGGTACGGCCACGGCGGTTGCCGTGACGTTCACGCAGGAAGCCGGGCCGACGAGCACCTACAGCACGGCGGAATACCGGGTGGACCGCTACGCCACGCCGGGCACGATCCTGCCCATTTACGGCAGCACATGGACGCCGCACCGGCAGGACGATAACGCCATAAGCGTGACGTGGTGGGCTGGCTACGGAGCCAGCGGAACCAGCGTCCCGGCGGCGATACGGCACGCCATGCTGATGCTGATCGGCACGTGGTACGAGCGGCGTGCGGCGGCAGACAACGCTGGCAGCACGGAAGTGCCGTTCGGCGTGAAGTCGCTCCTCGACTCGCAACGCTGGGGCTCCTACCGATGATCGACGCCGGCAAGCTCCGCGAGCGTGTCACGGTGCAGATCGCCAGCGGGGCTACTAACGCCTTTGGCGAGACGGTTCTATCGTGGGCCAACTCCACGGCAGCGTGGGCCAACGTTGAGGGCGTATCAGCCCGCGAGTCTCTTGGCATGGGGCAGCAGGAGATTGGCGTAACGCATCGCGTGCGGATGCGTTACCTGCCGGGCCTCACGCAGAACATGCGGCTGGCATGGCGTGGCCGCACGCTGGACATCGTTAGCCTGCTCGAGCACGGCAACCGCAGCGAACACGAGATCATCTGCCAAGAGACGGTGCGCTAATGGCAGCCGCCAACGAGCCGCTGATCAAAATCCGCCTGGGCAAGAAAGCCACCAAGGGCAGCATCGACCTTGGAATTGTCGCCCCGCTCCGCGAGGTTGTGGAAAAGCTGCAAGCCCTGCCCAAGGACATCAGCATCAAGTACCAGATGAAGGCGCTGCGGAAGGCCGCAAAGCCCGGCATGGATGCCCTGCGCACGAACTACTCGCAGCTGGGCGAAGTCACCGGCAACCTACGGGCCAGCGTCGCAAAGGCCGAGCGGAAGTACACGAATAACAAGCAGCGCATTCCCGTCAGCGTCATCGTGGTTGGCCCTCGGAGGCCCACCAACAGCAAGAGCCAGAAAAGCGCCACGCCGGCCTTCAACGGTGGAACAGTGCTCAAAGGGCCAAACCGTGCATATCACTCGCACTTGATCGAGTTTGGCACCAAGCCGCGAACGCCTGGATTCAAGACGCGGTCGCGGCGTCGCGGGCGCGTCTTGCTCGGCGGACGGATCCGCACGCAACGTGAAAATTTCCTAGAGCGATCTGCCAACAAAAGCGGGATCCTTTCGTCGTTTTCCAGCCGTGGCCCGTTCAAGTCCAAGGGCCGTGGCAGGTACCCAACTGACTTTATTGCCACTGGCCCGGTGCGTGGAATCCAAGCCTATAAGCCGCTTCAGCGTGCCTTTACGTCCTCGCGATCTCAGATGCAAAGCATCCTCGACACGGAGATGCGGAAGGCGTTGTCGAAGGCCCAGCAGGAATACGCCAAGAGCCTCAAGGATCTCGGCCCATGAAAGCCCCCGAAACCGTACTCCTCTCGGCCCTCACCTCAAGCACTTCCGTGTATTCGCTTGTGGCCGCCAACATCCGCCCGCTTGTGGTTGAGTCCGGCACGCCGATGCCGTTCGTCACGTGGAAACGCATGGGCATCCAACGGACGCAAACGCTGGGCAGCCCACTTGGCACGCCCAAGCTCACGCTGCAATTCGACATCTACGGCACCACGTATGACCAGGCCCGCGAGGTGGCGGACGCCATGCGTGTCGTTCTGGATGGATACGGGGGCACCGTGAACAATACGGAAGTGAAGCAAACGTCGCTCGAAAACGAGTCCGACGACTTTGTTTCACTCGGCGGGGCAGAGATGCCGCCGGCGTACCAGATCACCCAAGTCTACGACGTTATCTGGCAGGAGATTTAGCGCATGGCCGTCACGCCCCATGATTCCGGCACGACCTTCTCGTTCGCCGGGACCAACTACACGGTTACCAGCATCACCTACACGGTCGGTGCGACGGGCGGCGGCGGCACGGATGCTATCGACATCTCCCACCTTGGCCAGACCACGGGCCAGTCAGTCCTTTCTCGGTCCCGTCCGCTGGTTGGCTCGGCCGGCACCACGGACACCGGAAAGAGCGTCAGCATCGAGTACATCGGCAACGTCGTCATCGCCCAGAACGCGACCGGCACGCTGACGATCACGGGCGGCGTGAGCGTGAGCGCCACGGCGACCTGCAACTCCTCGAGCGTCACGCTTACCGTGAACGACGTGGTTCGGGGCTCGGCCGACTTCTCGCTCGCCTGATCGCCACGGAGGCAACCCGTGGCCACGTATAGCACCGGCATCACCGCGACGTGGGGTGCCGTTACGTTTGGCGAGATGCAGTCGCTGTCGTGGAACTACGGCGGGCTGGAGAAGGGCCGCGATACTCCGTGGACTGACAGCCCCGGATCCGTGTCGATTCAGTGCCTGAGTGCCACTGGCATTGATGTCAGCAACGCGGGCGACACGGCCACGCTGACCATCACGGGCGGCGGCTGCGCCTTGACGGTGCCTGCAATCTATGAGTCGGTGAGCGTCGATGCCGAACTCAACGGCGTCACGAAGTACACCGTGAACCTCAAGGTACTCAGCTAGGAGCAGCCATGGACCTGACGAAAGATGCCATCCTGGGGGCCAACGACCTGAACGTGCTGAAGGTGCACGTGAAGGAATGGGGTGGCGACGTGCACGTGCGTGTGATGACCGTAGGCGAGCGAGACGCCTATGAGTGCGAATGGCTCGCCAACAAGGAAAAGGGCGTCCAGAACTTCCGCTCCAAGTTCCTCGCCCGCTGCCTGTGCGACAAGGACGGCAACCGGCTCTTCACCGACGCCGAGGTGGACAAGCTCGCCAGTAAGTCAATCGCGGTGGTTGATCGCCTGTTCAATCGGGCGATGAAGCACAACGCCATGAGCATGGAGGACGTGAACGAACTGGCGGGGGAATGAACGCCCGGCCCACGCTGCTGTTTGCAATGCGGCTGGCCGGGCACCTGCGGATGACGTTGGGTGAGTTGTTTGAGCGGATGGATAGCCGAGAGTTTGCGAGGTGGTTAGCCCTGCACACGTACTACGAGCCGATCGGTGGTGAGTGGCAGCAGACCGGCACGCTGGCCGCTGCGGTGCTCGCCCCGTACTGCCGACGTGGGAGCGTGCCAGAGCCTGAAGATTTCATCCCGGTGCTGAAGAAGAAACCTCAACACAAAACACAGATTAACGACGTGCTGCGGCAGATGGCCGCAGACCTCAGCAAGCAGTAGCCATGGCAACGATCGCCCTCGGGTTCAACATCTCGGCATCAGCGACGGGCATGGCCCAGGGCGTGAACGCTGCTGCCGTGGAGCTTGAGAAGCTCGGGCTCGCGGCGAAGAAAACGGCGAGCGACGTTGGGGTTCTGAAGACGTTGTCCGTTGGGCGTGCGTTTATCGACGGCATCCAAAGCGTCTACAGCACGTTTTCCGGTTTTGCTCAAGGTGCGTTTGACGCCGTTGAGTCCACGTCGAACCTGTCCCGCGAACTGGGCATCAGCTACTCGCAGCTTCAAGAGTTGCAGATCGCGGCGGACTTGGCTGGCGTTTCCACGGACACACTCGGCAAAGCGTTCACCAAGGCGCAGGTAGCCATCACCAAGGCCAGCCAGGGCGGTGCCGAGGCCGTGAAGGCGTTGTCTTCCATCGGGCTGTCGGCCGCCGACTTTGAGGGGCTTTCGTCCTCTGAGCAATTCACGCTAATCGCCAACGCCATCAACGGCATCTCGGATCCGGCGCAGCGGGCTGCGGCTGCCGTCTCGATCTTCGGCCGCAGCGGGGCCGAGCTGCTGCCGGTGTTCCGCGAGTTGGGTGGCAATCTTGCCACCTCGCAGGAGTTTCTTGCGAAGTTTGGCGGCGGGCTGACGGCACTGGATGTCGGCAACATCAACACGCTTGGCGACACGTTCCAGCTCGCCGGCCAAGCCATTCAAATTGTCGGGCAAAAGGTGCTCGCGGAATTGGCCCCCGCGTTGACCGAAGCCGCGAATCAGTTCATCAACTTTGCCGCGTCGCTGGATATTTCAGCCATTGCGGCGACGGCCACGAGTGTGATCGAGGCACTTGGCGGCGCATTAACTTTTTCGTACAGCGTGGCGGAATTGCTGTCTCCAGTGTTTAGCGCAATCGGATCTGCCATTGAGTTTATGGCGGAAAATTCCAAGGGGGCTGCCACTGGCCTGCTGATCGCGGCCGGGGCGTTGGTGGCGTATCAAGCGTCTGCCGTGATTGCGACTGTGGCAACCGTTGGCCTCGGCGGTGCCATCAAGGCGTTGCTCGCAAGCACGGGCATCGGCCTACTCGTGACGCTCTTCGGCACGCTCGCCGGGGCCGCCATTGAGTGGGGGCTGTCCACAAAAGACTCGGGCGATAAGGCCAAGGCTGGCGTTGGTGGTGTTGCTGACGCCGCAAAGTCTGCGGCAGCAACGGCCGAAGCCCTCGGCAAGAGTGCTGCCAAGTCCACTGCCGATGCGTTCAAGGCGACAGAAGATGCCTCCAAGAAGGCAGCCGACGAAGCCAAGAAGGCATCCGACGCAGCCCGACGCGAGGCCGACGCTTCCATTGAGCGGATGAACACGGAGATGAACTTTGGCGGCGACAGCCAGCGGGCCAACGCTGCGAAGGCGGTAGACGCGATCCAGCAGGACATTCTCCGCACTGAGCAGGAGATCGCCGCCGCACGCGAGGCTGGCGACCAGGCCGCGATTGATGCCGGCACGAGCCGTCTGGCCCAACTTGACCAAGCCATGGCCCGCGAAAAGGACATCGCCAGCGGAGCCCGCAAGGCGGCCGAAGAGCGGGCTAAGTACGAGAAGCAATACGCCGAACAGCGGCTGAAGTTTGAGGAGCAGATCGCGACCGCCTTCCGCGCCCCGACGCCGCAGCTCAACCTTGAGGACACTCGCACCGCGTCAGGCTACGCCGCACTCCAGCGGTTCTCCGAGAGTCAGGCCAACGACCCGGCCCTCGAGGAGTACCGCAAGCAGCTCAAGGAGTTGCAGGCGATCCGCCGCGAGATCGCGAAGACGAGCGATCAGACCGAAACCGTAGACATCCTCGGGGGCTAGCGTGGCCGTCACCTCATACCGGGAAGTCATCCCGCGAACTTACGAGCACAAGATCGGCGGCAGCCCCACGGCCACGCGCGTGTTCATGGCCACCGTGGATGGCCCTACCGGCTCGTCTGGGGTGATCGGATCCATTGGCATTGGGCACGGCTCTCCGCATCCCGATCACGGCAACCTGACGTGCGACGGCATCTCGGCCGAAGAGACGGATCGCCACCACGTCACCGTGACGTACAGCTACGCCGTAGCCGACCCCACAGAAGATGACCCGTCCCAGCCTCCATGGATGCAGCCGGATACGTGGAATTTTTCCACGACAAATTCAAGCGTGGCGTGCACGGAGTACTATCCATTCGATGGCGTCAATGTGGCGGATTCTTTGGCCAATACCGCTGGGGATGCGATCTTCGGAATATCCAGACCGGAAGCCGAGCTAAAGATTTCAATTAGTGGCGCGCGATACAGGCTCAATCTTGCACGCATCAAGCGGTACGGAAACACGATCAACGACCGTCCGTGGGCTGGGTTCCCAAAGCACACAGTGCAATGCGTTGGTGTGTCCGCCAGTCCGCAGCGCATAGAGTGGGACGGGCAGGTTGTGGACTATTGGCAGATCACGGTGGACTTGGTCTACCGCTCAAGCAGCCATGACCTTTTCCTGCCAAACGTCGGCTTTCATGTCATCGCCGGCGGCAAGAAACAGCGAGCCTGGACGTACATTGAGCAGGACGGTGAGCGTGTGAAGGTTCCAGCGCCGCACCCGGTTGCGCTGAACATGCAGGGCGGATTCTTGTGCGGCCCTGATCAAGACGGTGCTCGTGGGCCGAACGGCGGCACGCCCGACGATGACGACACCAGCTATTTCGGAGCGGGGTAAGCCATGGGCTACGAATACGAAGACAACGCCGAAGACATTGACGCGCCGGACATCCAAGCCGTAGACGGCGCGTGCCCGCCGATCAAGCTGCGGTATCGCATTTTTCCGTCGTACGACTTCAACCTGATTTTTTCTCTGCCTCCTGAAAACGTAGATTGGCGAGACGACTGATGCCAAGCCAGAACGTCTTTATCGCGAAGCGCGAAACCACGGGCGTGAAAGTCACGTTTTGTGCGCCGTATACCAATACGTTTGTGTGCACGTCGTGGCCCGTGTTTTCAGAAGGCACGACTGACGGAACGACGGCGTATCTGGCCAATACGACGCTCAAGCAACTGGATCCGCCTGGGTCATATGTGTTGCCAAACGCTCCGACCTTCACCTATGACCAGCCGTCCGGCACTGGCGTTATCACGTTTAATTATGGGCTGACATTTCAGCCAACGCCACGAGAGTATCAGGCCGCGTCGAATCCCAGGCGATACAAGTACATCCTCGCGCTTACTGGGTATTCGCCGGGCAACGAGTGGGCAGCCAGCCACACGGCGCACAGTTCCGTGGCCTTGCACGGGCAGGTTGACGTGTACGTGGGCGGAACGCAGGTAACTTCCTCGATTTCTATTTGCTCGTTGCAGGTGGTGTGAAATGGCCGACCCGGTCAACTTCACCAGGCCAGCGGCAGAGCGCATCGCGAAGGTGGTGCGGGCCGTCGAGTACGGCAACCGGGACAGCACGGGGCCGTCGCTAGATCGCCCGTGGTACAGCGACCCCGGCATGCCGCTGCGCCTTGGCACCTTCACCGGCAATTGGGAAACGGCCCAATACACCACGGTCACGCTGCACGGCTCAACCGTCACGGCGAGCGTCTACAACTGGTGCAACCCGGCCTTGGGTGCGAGCACCTCGAACACGACCGAGTCTCGGTACGTGATCTTCGGCAAGATCAAGGGCACCAACTCAGCCGTCGAGATCCAGATGCGGTCCACGTCCACGCAATGCACGGCGACGCTCGTGCTGGGGACGCTCGACCTGAAGACGCTGCCCGGCTTTCAGGCCGACGTAATCCAGCTGCTTGGCCACTCGGTCGGCGACACCGCCTCGACGTGTAGCGGCGGGCTCCAGTGGTACTCAATCACCACCTGTGCTACGGCGACCAGCTCGTGACGCTCATCACCTTCCAAGACGGGAAGGCCATCTTCCGTGACGGCAAGGTCGGCACGGAGCAAGGGTGTTGCTGCGAAGCGGGCCAGGAGTGCCAGGCGGGGTGCCCGTCGCTGGATGGGTGCAATTTGGTTGTGCTTGGGGATTTTGGAGATTTCCAAGTCGAGTACATCAACGAACCTGCGGCGGGATTTTTGGTCGGTGCTGATTGCGTTTTGGCGTTTGAAATCGCAGACATTCCTTTCGAGTCCGGCGGCGACATCTCGGCAAACGCCACATTCGGGTACGACGCCAACTGCAATCCGGAAATCAAAACCGTCACGGTCACGCACAGCCAGGACTGCAACGATCCTGGCGTTGATTGCTTCCCGCTGATAGTCACCCTTGCCTGCACATAGTGACCCATGATCCGCCGCGTATCGCACAAGAACGCCAAGCGCATCGACGCTGCGTCAAGGCCCGGCCTTGGCGACATGGTCGCCGCTGGGCTGTCGGCGGTCGGCATCACGAAAGAGCGAGCCCAGGCGGTGGCCTCGGCCGTGGGCGTGAAGGACTGCGGATGCCGGAAGCGGCAGGCCGCTCTGAACCGGCTGGGCGAAAAGCTGGGCCTCCCGCCGGGTCAGCCTTGACGGCCCCGCTAGGGTGACGGGCGAAAGGAAACGCCCGTGGCCCCGTGGCTGATTGGACTCACCGGCGCGATCTACCTCGTGGTGGCCGCCGATCTCGCGGCACACCACAAGCTCGGCCTGGCGGTGGCCTACCTCGGGTATGCGTTCGCGAACGTCGGGCTGTACCTCGCGGCGAAAGGGTGAACCGTGGGAATCCGTCACCGCGTCAAACTCGCCGGCCGCGTCTGGGTGTGGTGCTACACCCGCCTGCGTGGCTCGGCTGACGGGTGGGCGAATGACAACGGCACGGTGCTCATTCACGACAAGCTCACGCCGCAGCGGCTGCTCGAAGTAGAGCTACATGAGGCGTTGCACTGCTTATACCCCGATCTATCGGAGGAAAGCGTGACCAACGGGGCACGCGACCTGCGACGGTTGCTGTACGGGACGCTCGGGTACCGACGGAAGGAGTGACCATGGGTGGCGACGCGATCACCGATAAGGCTCGCAAGCTCTGCCGGATGCACCCCGACGCGCCGTCGCGGACGCTCGCGAAGCGGCTCGTGAAGGAGTGCAACGGGGCCATCACGCTGCACCAGGCCCGCCTGCGGATCCAGCGGCAGTTTGGCGTGCAAGGATCGCGGAACCGGAAGACCGTCAAGCCCGTGGCACCTCGAGCCCCACGCAAAGCGGGCGAGATCCTCGCCATGCCGAAGAGCGCGGCAGGCGAGTGGACGCCGCATCGGCTCGACGTGCTGGGCCCGGTCGGCATCTTGTCCGACGTGCATGTGCCCTACCACTCCGAGATCGCGGTGGCCGCTGCCGTTGGCTTCCTGAAAGACCACGACCTTTCGGCCCTGCTGCTGAACGGCGACATCGCGGACTTCTACGCCATCAGTCGCTACATGAAAGACCCCGCCCAGCGTGACTTCAAGGGCGAGCTGGAGGCGGTGCGGGACTTCATCGCGTACTTGCGGCAAGAGTTCCCAAAGATCCCGATCGTCTACAAGACCGGCAATCACGAAGACCGGTGGCGGCACTGGCTCTTTCAGCATGCGGCTGAGATCAGCGACGATCGCCGCATGAGTCTCTGTGCGTGGCTGGACCTCGACAAGCACGGCGTGACCCTGGTGGACGATCAACGGCCCGTGATGCTCGGGAAGTTGCCCGTGCTGCACGGCCACGAATTGCCCAAAGGTATGGCCGCACCGGTGAACGTCGCTCGAGGTGCCTTCCTGCGGACGCTGTCCACGGTGCTGGTTGGCCACTCGCACCGGACGAGCAACCACGCCGAGTCGGATATGTGGCACCACGAGACCGGATGCTGGAGCACGGGGTGCCTGTGCGACCTGCGGCCCGAGTACTGCGTGATCAACCGGTGGAACCACGGCTTCGCCATGGTGACCGTCCACAAGGGCGGTGCGTTCGATGTGAACAACTACCGGGTGATGAGTGACGGCACTGTGCGATCGGCTTGACGCAGGGCGGATGCTGCGGTTTTCCACTTTCCAGAAAAAGGAACGCCATGACCGCGACGATGGAACAAGCCAACGCCACGCTGAAGGCCGCCGTGAAGGCACGGATGGACTCGACGCCGGCGGACGATCCCAAGATGGTTGGGTATGGCGACACGCCGAGCGACACATACGCCGAGTGGGAGCCGGGCTTTCGTGGAAGCTCGCTCTTGAAGAGCGACGTGCACCCGACGAGCCAGGCGTTCTTTGATCTCTGCGACGCACTCAAGGACATGCACCGGCGGAAGTCCAGCGACTACGGCTGCCCGAGCGGCACCGACCCGCTGGCGAACATCCGCAACGGGGCCAAGTTCGTCGGCATCCCGTCGTGGAAGGGCGCGATGGTGCGGCTGAGCGACAAGGTCACGCGGCTCGCCGCGTACAACGCCACTGGGCGTCTGGAGAATGAGTCGCTTGAGGACAACCTTTTTGATCTCGCCTCGTACAGCCTGCTGGCCTTGCTGCTGCACCGCGAGGAGCAAGGCACCTAAGCCGGGCGGCGGGTTGAGGCGACGGGCGGGGTTTCATCCTTTCCCCCACCTATCGCCTCCCCGCTTGCCCGGTTCATGCTGCCGGCGACGAACCCTCGGTACTTGGCGGCAACTGCCGAGGATTTGTCGCTGGCCCGTCGAGATCGAGGGGCGGGAGGAAGTCCAGGGCGGACTCGACCCCGGTGATCCGCTCGTCGTAGTAGTGCGTCTCGGCCATTTCCTCACTGCTGTGGCCGAGCTGCTTCTTTGCCGACTTCCCGGCCCGCTTCAGGTACGAGGCCGTTGATTTGCGGATGCTGTGAAACGGGTGGTACGGAACGTCTGCCTTCTTGCACAGAACCCTGAGGCTTCCGTAGCAAGACAGGATCTTTCGATCATCCAGCCAAGGCCACACGAGGGCGTCTGCCGGGCCTTTCTGCGTCGCCATGATCCGGGCCAGTTCCGGCGTGATCGCCCGTGTAATCGTCTCCCTGTGCCCCTTCCGGGTGGCCGCCAGGAAAGTCAGCGTGCACCGTTCTAGATCCACTTCGCCCCAGCGGATGGCAAGGATGGCCCCGATCCGCTCGCCGGTCTGAAACATGGCCATCAGCTTCGTCATCCAGTACCAGGCCGCCGGCTTGCCCGCCACAAGCCCCTTGCGGTGCCGGGCTGCCCTAACCAGGGCGCTGAGCTCATCGGCCGTGTAGGCCACTGGGCGTGGCTTAGGAACGCGAGGCCGAGCGTAGTCGGGGAACTCGAGCAGCTCTCCGTCAGACCGCTTCCAGCGTTTCTTGGCGAGCCACGTCCACAGGCTCCGCAGGTGCGCTGAGTCTTTGGCCAGGCTGGCTGGCGAGATCACTCCACGCTTGCGGTCGTGCACGGTCGTGCCACGCCACCTGATGAACCGGGCGGCCGTGAGGTCGTCAAGGTCATCGACGGTCGGCTCGTGGCCGAGGAAGTCGCGGAACCTGTCCAACGTGGATTCGTACATCACCACCGACCGCTCGCTGAGATTTTTGAGCGGGGCGATTCGGTCCTTTAGCAGCTCTCGCAAAGTCATCTGGCGTCTCCTTTTTTTGGGCCAAGGGACGCTAGTCTACGAATGGTGTACAGGTGTTCAACCTACACCCCATCCGTTAACAACAACCGGCCTTGGCGGCCACGCGGGTAGTGTACAGACTTTCGAGTGCCGTAGACAATGGAAGGTGTTCCGGCTGGCGGCAGATTGACGGCCATAGCGACGGCGTTAAATTGCGGGGCATGGTGATGGTGCTGCCCGAGGGCAAGAAGTTGATTTCCACGGCTGAGGCCGCCAAAGCCCTTGGCGTGTCCATGGGCCGTGTCCGCCAGCTCGGGATCCTCGGGCCCAAGAAGGGCGGCCTGACCCGCTACTGGGCCGCCCCGACCGCCCTGGTGTTCGACGCCGAAGAGGTGGCCAAGCTGGCCAAGGCGAAGCGGGCGACCGGCCGCCCTCGCGGCGGGTTCAAGGCGAACTGACCGGCCGCCTCAAGATTCTGGCGACAGGTGCCGAATCTCCTCTTGACAGCGTTCTAACGCCGACGCTAATGTGCCGCCCAGCAATTGAGGAGATGTCGATGGACACGACCCGTTGGACGAACGCCATGCAGGCTCTCGTGTTGGTTCGGATCGGGCAGGAGCTTGGCACCGATGGCCCAGCGGCCCGCGCCATCCACGACTTGCTCGAGCTGTTTTCGGCGATCACTGGCAGCCTTTTTCGCTGACGGCGTTCTAACGCCGACGCTACCCCAAAAAACGATTCGGATGGTCGCTTGACGCGTTAGTGGACAGATGTATAACGGCCCCCTCGCAAGAAAGGACTTCCCCCAAATGAACGCAGTTAACCACCCCGGCGACTCGGAATACCTCGGTGCAGTTCAAGGAATGCTCGACACGTACGGCGGACGCGGCGTGATCCGTGACGGACGCCTGGTCTCGACGTACGCGGTCGGCGATCGGATCCGGTGGACCGACGAGAAGGGCCGCGAGCGCAAGGGCGTCGTGGTCGAGGTGCTGTCGGAGGACACGTACCACGTCCGAAGCCACGTCCCCGATCACGGCAACCTGCACTTCGCGGTCACCGAAGAGCAGGCGATGCCGTTCTGAGTTGGCGAATCACGAACAGAAGCCCGGTGGAACCGGGTTGACCACGGAAGGGATCACGACCGGCAAGGCAAGGACGCGGAGCCGGTTTTCACAACAGACGGAAAACAGAAACGAAAGGACATCGGCATGGTTCAGATTCGCAAAGCCCGCCGCAGTGCTACGAAGCTGCGGCTCCTGCTCACCGGCCCCAGCGGCAGCGGGAAGACGTGGGGTGCCCTGCAGATTGCCAAGGGCATCGGCGGCAAGTGCGTGGTGATCGACACGGAGGAAGGCTCGTCCGACCTCTACGACCACCTGCACGACTTCGACGTGATTGACCTGCGACCGCCGTTCTCGCCGGAGCGGTACATCGAGGCCATCACGGCGGCCGAGGAGGCTGGCTACGAAGTCATCATCGTGGACAGCGTCACCCACTGCTGGAGCGGGTCGGGTGGGTGCCTGGAGATCCTCGAGGACGTTGCGAAGGCGCAGTTCCGTGGCAATACGTGGTCCGCGTTCAGCGTGATCACGCCTCGGTGGCGGGCCTTCGTGGACAAGCTTTTGCGGTCTCCGGCCCACATCATCTGCTCAGGCCGGTCGAAGACCGAGACGGCCCAGGTGGACGACCACGGCAAGAAGAAGGTGGCCAAGCTCGGAATGAAGCTGGAGGCCCGCGACGGGCTGGAGTTTGAGTTCACCTGCGTGCTCGACGTGATCCACGACGGGCACTACGCCACGGTCAGCAAGGACCGCACGGGTCTCTTCGCTGGCGATCCCAAGCCCATCACGGTCGAGACGGGCCGGCGGCTGGCTGAGTGGCTGGCCGGCGGGCACGCGATCGCGACGGACGACATCGACGTGGTCGAGAAGGCCCGCGAGGCCATTCACGACGCCGCGAGTGTTGACCGGCTGGACAAGGTGATGAAGGTCGTGGCCCAGCGGGTCACGGAAAAGCGCATCACGGAGAAGACCGCTGCCTCGTTGTGTGACGAGGCGGCTGCGAAGCGGACGGAACTCACCACGGCCGTGACGGCCTGAACAGAAAGGACTGAACCATGGACTTCACGATTGCACAGAACGACCAGACCACGGCGGGTGTCATCGACCGCGAGATCGTGCCTGCTGGCACGCATCTCATGGAGATCAAGGCCGCTGAGGAGAAGACCAACCAGTACAAGGTCTGCGACGAGAACCCGCACGGGCACGTCCTGGCACTGCGGCTGGCGACGAACGGCGGCAACTACCGCTTCGTGTTCGACGACATCCCGCAGCACCTCGGGTGGCGTGCCCAGCAGCTCGCCGCCGCGTGTGGGTTCGACGTGGCGAGCGGCACCCTGTCGCTCAATCCTGATGACCTCGTGGGTCGCGTGCTGAACGTCGAGATCAGCCACTACACGAGCAAGGCCGGCAAGGTGTCGGCGGTCGTGAAGAAGTACCTGCCGGCGTCGCCTGCTGCAGCCAACAAGCCGAAGGCTGCGACGGCCGTGAAGCGGTCGCCAGCGGCGAAGGTGACGGCTGCGTCCGATGACTCCATCCCTTTCTGAGGTGCCACATGGGAAAGGACTTCCCGCGTGACTTTGAGACCGTCGAGGAGTACAGGGCCCGCGTGGCACGCGAGAGCGTGTTCGACGAGCCCGTGGTCTGCGACACGGACATCGGCAAGGTGCTCGAGCAGTTCACGCCTGAGCAGCCGGTGAGCGACACGGTGGTCAACGGCCAAAGGATCCGCGTGTACGCCAACGGCACGCGGATCACGTCGGGCCTGGGCGAGCCGTTCGCGCCGGAAGGCAACGACGGTGTCCGGCCTGGAAGCGTCGCGGCGCGGGCTGCGTTCAAGGCTGGGCTGGAAGGCGAGTACATCGACCGCATGAGGGCCCGCTACGGCGGGGAGTGGTGACACAACGGCACGCGGTTGCCTGAGCGGCTTGAAGCTGCATCCGCCCGTAACGCCGGCCCAGTGCGGATGAACGCCGGCAGTCGCAGTGATCCTCCTCCCGATCGTGATGCGACCGCCGGCCCGGCGTCACAGGGCCAATACACATGGGAAGGAATCCATGAGCGGTTACTACGAACGCACTCCTGCTGTGAACACGGACGGCTCGCCGACATTCGCAACAGCCTCGGACCTTTCTGCACAGAAGGCAGTCGCTCGGATGCTAGAGGACGCTTGGGGGCCAAACGTCAGCATTTCTGCGTTCCCAAGGCTGCACGTGATCGACTTCTATGCCGAGCGTGACGGCCGAGTTTCCGCGCTCTTGGAATTGAAGTGCCGCTCTCACGAGTCGAGTGCCTATCCGACTGTGTTCCTAAACATGAGGAAGTGGATAGCACTGCTGTGGCACGCCGGAATGCTTGGAATTGCGCCCCTGTTTGTCGTGAGGTTCACCGACTGCGTCATGTGGTGCGACGTTCGCGAGATCGACGCCCGACAGCACATTATTGGCGGGACCAAAACCATTGTGAAGTCTTCATCCGACATTGAGCCCGTCATCGAGGTTCCCGTTGCGCAGATGAAGACCGTTTTTCTTCCGTCGTGCCAAACCACTACCGAAAACGAGGCCACGGATGGCCGCTGATTGCCAGCATAAAAGCCGCCTTGTTCGCAAACAAAACAGCGCCGGCGTCTGGATGTTCACCTACCAGTGCCAGGCCTGCGGCGAGATTGACCGAGCAATGACGCCCAGCGGCGGAGTGTGGGTGCCACGGTCTGCCGTCACGCTCGACATCGAAGATATTCCCGTTTTTGACGACGCGCTGCGGAACCATGTCATGCAGCGGGCTGCAGCAACTGTGCACGCAGCGCGTGAGGTTGAGCGTGAAGAGTGGTGGGATCGGTACGACGAGTACCTATCGACGTACGAGTGGCATCAGAAACGCGAGCGTGTGCTGCGTCGCGATAAGTACCTCTGCCAAGGATGCCTTGAGCACGAGGCCATCCACGTGCATCACCTGACCTATGCGCGGTTGTTCAACGAACTGCTGTGCGATCTCGTCTCGCTGTGTGGTCCGTGCCACCAACTGTGTCACCCGTACAAGGACATTTCAGGAAGGAGCTGGCATGGATTCGCTCGACCAGTGCATTGATTTCCTCGGCGCGATCTTTGAGCCCGAGGACATCATCGAGTTCCGACCGCTCCCACCGCAGAACGCGGGCCGGAAGTGGGCACCGCTCTCGGAACTGCCAGACATCGTCGATTGGCTGCAAGGGCTGAACGCTGACGAGCAGCTGCGGGTGCATGCCTATTTCGGAGCCAATCCACGCAACGCCAAGGGCGTTAGCCAGGCCGAAGGCGTGAAGCTGGCTCGGTGCCTGTTTGCCGACTTCGACGGTGGCGTGATTGTCGAGGACGCCTGGGCCCGCATCAAGGCGGCCGGATTCCCGATGCCGACGGCGACAATCGAGAGCGGTGGCGGCGTCCATACGTGGTGGCGGCTCGACACGCCGATGCTGGATGCGGCTGCATGGCACGACCGAATGAAGGGCATCGCGTCGGCTGTCGGCTCCGATCAGTCGATCTGCGATTGGCCGCGAATCATGAGGTTGCCCGGCTTCGTGAATTGGAAGCACGAGCAGAGGCCCCTCGCGCGGCTTGCGGACTGTGACCCGACGCGGGTGTACGGCTTGTCCGCGTTCAAGAGCGGGGCGGCTCAGTCGATCGTGGTCGCGCCCAAGTCGATGAGCGACCTGACTCGGCGGTTCCTCGAGGAGGGCTTCACGCTCGCGGCTGGCCGGCGGCAGACGATGTTCACGGTCGCCTGCGACATGGCGGCCCGAGGGTGGGGTGTTGCCGAGGCCACGGCCACGATCATGGCCCGCATGCGGACGGTGGGCCTGCGGACGGACGACCTTGAGGACTGCCCGCGTCAGATAGCCAACGCCTGGAAGCGGCCACGGCTTCCGGTCATCGGCTCGGCTGACGAGGCCCAGCCGGTGGTGGACGCCATCGACGAGACGCCGACGCCCACGTTGCTGGACGCCATCGAGGCGTGGCGGCAGCAGGAGGACACGCCGGCCCTGCCGACTGGCATCCCGTCGCTCGATCGCCTATTCGACGGCGGATTGCCACTCGGGCAGATGACGGCGCTGGCGGCGGCCCCCGGCGTGGGTAAGTCGGCGCTGGCGTTGCACCTCGCCATCCAGTGCCTGGTGGAAAACACCGAGCTCGTGGCGACGTGGTGCCTGGGTGAGATGACCAAGGCGTCGCTGGCCGCTCGGGCCATCACCAACTTTGACGGCCGGCAGCGCGGGCTGACGCTGCAGGACGTGATCCACAAGAAGCCGCCCGCCGACGAGATCGCCACCGGCATGGGCGAGCGGATCGGGCGACGCCTCAAGATCATCGAAGCCCCGCTTGTCATCGACCGCATCGAGCGGGCCGTGGCCAAGGACAAGCCGCAGCTGCTGATCGTGGACTACGTCCAGCTCGTGCAATCGAGCCGGCATTTTCAGGATGCCACGGGTGAGATCGTGGACTGCCTGCGGAAACTGCGGCAGATCACCACGGCCCACAACATGGCGACGCTCATCGTCACGAACATCGCCAAGGGCTGCGACCACAACACCGAGATTGGCAACATCGGGAAGGGGTCGAACCAGATCGACTTCGACGTGGACAACTTCCTGTTCGGTCACCGGTCTGGCGAGACCTGCGACGACGGCGGCATCAAGATCGAATGGAAGTGCAAGAAGCTTCGCCAGGGCCAGATGGCCGACGTGGAACTGTGGTTCTTCGGGAAGTACCAGCAGTTTGAGGACGGCTCGGCCCCGGTGTTCGGTGAGATCGAGGAGTTCAAGCGGTTCGCTCCACCGGCCGGCGGCACCGATTGGAGCGTCATCTGATGGCCGGGCACCACCACGACAAGAAGCCATCGCGCAAGGGCGAACTACGTCGCCGCTGGCGGGCGTTCCTCGAGGACGGCTCCATAGCCAGCCTCCGCAGCGAAGGCCGTCTGGTGGCCCTGTACGTGCTGCAGGTGGCCGATTGGTCCACGTGCGAGGTCCGGTTCACCTACCGCCGGGCAGCCCGGTGCATTTGTGTACACGTCACGAGCGTCCGGAGGGGCGTTTCGCAGTTGGTCGAGGCTGGGATTCTGGAGGTTTTGGAGAAGTCAGCCGGGCCCGGAAAGACAAAGTACCGGATCTGCGAGCGCGCACAGTGTGTGTCCACCCCGGACACGAGCCGTGCGCGCTTGTGTACACGAGCCGTGCCCACCCCGGACACGAGTGGTGCGCGCTCCGGACACGAGCCGTGCGCGCAGCGGACACCAGTTGTGCGCGCAGCGCGCACAGGCCGTGTACACGGTTCAGTCTTTCTCAGTGGTTCTCCAGTGAGAACCAGTGAGAAATCCAGTGAGGCCACGGCCATGGCCGGTGCAGGACCGGCCAGGCCGTGCCCCACGCCGCAGGATTCGGATTCAGCCGCCGTCGGTTGACGGCGGGAGTACCACAGGAGCGAGAGGTGTACCCATGAGCACGGAAGCGGAGCCGGACAAGCTGACGGAGCGGCAGCAGGAGGTCTACGAGTTCATCTGCAAGAACGCCGGCTTCTACGGGCCGACGGTCAGAGAGATTGCCGCCGCGCTCCAGATCGCCTCGCCAAACGGCGTGGTGTGCCACCTGAAGGCTTTGGAGCGGAAGGGGCGTATCCGGAGAACCCCCGGCATCAGTCGTGGCATAGAGGTGCTCACATGAGCCCAGAGAGCCCATGCCCGGCCCCGGCTCCAGGCATCCTTGCCGACATGTGTGCCGTCGCCGCGTGGGACGATCACGTCGATGACCACGCCCGCAAGCTGCTCGAGTGGTCCGCCGACACGATCCGCGCGTTGATGGTGGCGAACGGCCGCTATGCGAATCGGGCCGAGCACTACGAAGCCGAGGCGGCGACGTACGCGGCCCTGCTCTACGGCCCGAATCAGAAGGGCGGTGCGGCGTGACGCTCCGCGACTTCGTCTGTATCGCAATCGGTGAATTGCTCCTGGCGATGACGTTCATCCTGGGAGTTTTGGTTGGTGTCTCCATGAAGCGAAAGGAATCGCATGACAACGGCAACGAAGGAACGATCGAAGGCTCGCAAGGCTGGGCCGAGTGGCGCGACGCTGAGCGCCGGTGAACTGCGGAAGGCTCTCGGTGCGGTGGCCCCGGCGGTGCCGACGCGCGGGCCGAAGCCCGTACTGACGAACGTGCTGCTCTCGGGCGGCACGCTCACCGGCACGGATCTGGAATTGCGGATCGCCGTCCCGATTGGTTACACCGGAACGGAACTGCTCCTCCCGCACGCCCGGCTCTCGCAGATCGTGGCGAGCCTGTCGCCGGACGCTGAAGTGTCGCTGCGTGTGGACGGCACGTCGTGCGTGGTGCAGGCCGGGCACGGGACGTGGCGTCTTCCCGTCGAGGATGCCAACGAGTTCCCCGGTGCGGCCGAGGTGGACGCGAAGCCCATCGCCCGGCTGCCGGCGGATCAGTTCACGTCGCTCATGGGCAGCGTGCGGTTCGCCACGGACAACGAGTCCAGCCGATACGCCTTGGGCGGCGTGCTCGTGCAGTTCACTGGCGGCATGCTGTCGCTCGTGGGCACGGACGGCCGGCGGATGTGCGTTGCCGAGTGCGAGATCGACCAGGCCACGGACGATACGTCGGTGATCGTGCCGCGCCGGGCGGTAGACGTGCTGTGCCGGCTGGCCCACGGTGCCGATGCCGTGCAGCTGGAGTCCACGGGCCGCGAGTTGGTGGCCGATGTGGACGGCGTGTCGGTGCGGGCGGCCCTCGTGGAAGGCAAGTTCCCCCGGTGGACCGACGTTGAGCCGAAGCGGACGGTGAAGGCATCGCTGGTGGTTGTGGGCGAGCTGCTGGCCGCGTGCCGCCAGGCCGCGATCTGCACGAGCGAGCAGAGCAAGGGCGTCACGTTTGCCGTGACGGCAGAGGGGCTGCACCTCACGAGCCGGTCGGCCGAGTACGGCGAGGCGTCCTGCACCTGCGACCTCGTCGAGCCGGGCCAGGCGTGCGTGGTGTCGCTCGACCCGCGCTTCGTGACGGAGTGGCTTGGGTGCGGCTCGTTTGACCAGGCCGAGACGGTAGAGCTCGAGGCGGCAGACGCCCAGTCAGCCGTGGTGCTGCGGGCTCAGGATTGCCGCTGCGTGGTCATGCCTCTCGCGGTGGAGGGCTGACCATGCACGACATCGACTACGCCGAGGTACGCCGTCTGCGTGCCATGGATTTGACCTGCCGTGAGATCGGCAAGCGGCTGGGCACCACGGGCGACGTGATCTGCAAGATCGTCAAACGGCTTGGCCTGCCGTCGCTGCGAAACCGCTCGCGGCAGCAGCCGGTGGACGTGCCGACGCTGTTCGCGACGTGGAACGATTCCAGGCTCACGGTGGCCGAGGTGGCCCGCAAGCTCGGGATCACAACGGGATACCTGTACCGGCTGGCTGATCGTCACGCGCTGCCAGAGCGTGACCATCACCACCGGTGCAACGTGCTCGAGGAGGCCACGCCCGAGGAGGACGAGGCGTCGCGGGAATCGTTGGCGCTGGCACCAGGCGTGCAGCGTCGCATCAAGGAGCTCGGTATCGGGATGCCGGTGGCCGAGCTGCCAGACGTGCCGCCGTGGTTCAGCGTGACCACGGAGCCGGGGCCGTACGCCGAGGATTGGGAGGACGGGTATCCGTATGACTGACGAGACACTGCGCGGTGATCTGGAGATTGCGCGGCTGCGCCTTCAGGCGGCGCACGCAGAGGCTGAACTTCTCCGCACGGCCATCCGCCGCCTCGC